CCCTGTGTCGTGAGACACAGGGGAGTTATCCGTAGGAGTCCACACTCTCGCGTTTTCTGGCTACGGCCGGTTTTGACGCCGGATTCCTCCTGTAAGGGAGCATTATGCTTCTTTATAGATTGCTGAGTACCGACCAAGTATTTCATCGGACGAGCGGAGACACCTATGCCGAGAGAAAACATTCCAGATTTCTCTCAGGAGTTCGGTGCAGCTACTCGTCGCGAAGATCGGGCCTTCGGGTACCGATATCGCTATCCATGGTGGAGTCCAGGTGACTGGATAACCGCCAATGGTACCGGGTCTTACTTGACTGGCAATCGATCCAGAGTATATCACTATGTGAGTATTCCGGATAGTTCTGGATGGCGTGAGCCTAATCCCTACGTTCGAGCAATCGAACTTTGTGATCCTGGTTCACTATCAGTCAACTATAAATCCAATGGTTGGGAAGGACCCGCGGGTGAAAACACGCGAGAATTCTCAAACCTAGGATTTGACTGGGGGAGTCTCTCTGAGGATACCCGATTGGGACCCTTTTGGAACTCACCATCTCAAACGGCTTATAACATGGCCCTTACCAAGTGTCTAAACGACCTCGGGAAGGGTAAGGCTTCCATCGGGCTTGCGCTCGCTGAAAGTCATAAGACGTTTAAAGAACTCGCACATCTTGTAAAGGATATTTTCCGTATATACAAGGCCTTCAAAAGCCTTGATGGGAAGCTCCTTTACGATATTGTTAATTCCGGTCGTTCTCTCCCTAAAGGAGTTGCGAACCGTTATCTTCAATATCAATACGGTGTGAAACCGTTAATGCGCGATATTAAGGAAATTTATGACTTCCTTCCGACTGTTGTGTCTAAGCATTTGCTTATTCGCGCAGAAGGAAAAGGTAACGAAAGTTGGTCATCCTCCAACAATGTTGGATTTAAGGCTGAATCAACTGAGTATACCAAGGTTGTCATGTATGCTTCGGTGTACAATGTGGGGCTTCTCAATCTTTCCCGCGCTGGCCTATTGGACATCGCTGGAATAGCTTGGGAACTTGTTCCCTATAGTTTCCTTATTGACTGGTTATTACCAGTCGGTCAGGTCCTTAGTGCTTATTCAAGCACAACAGGATTGTTGTTCCACTCTGGGACTGCTACAAGAACGGTAGTTAGTAAAGCTGAGCAAGAGTTACGCTCAGGTCCAATAACACCGTCTTACTTTGAATATGTTGATAGCCCTACATCGGTGCGTAATGCCTCGGTGAAAGCTATCAAGACTTCAAGGCGCGTAATGACCGGGTTCGAAAACCCTAGTATTTACGTGAAGAGTCCCTTTTCCATGGCGCATATCGCAAACGCGGCTGCGCTTATCATTGGGCGATGAAATACTCATCGATCCCACTATTCAGGTGTAGCAATAATGCCACAACTGCAGAACTTGTCGGTCACTGACCGTACAAGCCCGACTCCCGTTGAACACATCTTTGTCCCTCGGGACATCGTAAATGGTGTGGCCACGTTGGTCGAGAGCACGGGTGTTCCGATCGGTAATAAACTTTACTCGATCAGTCTCCGGCAGACGCCCGATGGTCGCTACAAAGCGACCCTCAAGTTGACGGTTCCCATCCTGGCAACCCAGGTTGTGAACGGGGTATCAACCCCGGTCGTCGCACGAACTTCGCGGGTAACCGCTACGTTCGACTTCGACCCGACTTCCTCCACGCAGGAACGTAACGACGTTGTCGGTATGTTCCGGACCAGCCTTGATTCGGCTGACGTCCTCACCCAAGGGGTGCTCGTGGACTTGCAGGGTGTCTACTAATCAGCCATTCATGGTGACGGTGATTCTTATCATCTGTACCACGTTGGCTATATTAGTACTCGGGGGTGGAGCTCTGGTAAACCAGAACCGCCCTCGGCCTCTCATACAGGATTATCCGTATGTTGAAACAGAGACGGCGCCAACAGTGCGCCAATACTCGCGTCCCAACAACTTTCGAACTGTCACTCCGCGAAGCCTTGAAAACGCTCCCGGAGTTACCGAGTTACAATCACCTTAAAAATGAGTGTTTCTCGAAGTTTGTTTCTAGTGAGACCGATGCGCCTGAAGTCAGGCGCCAGCGTGCCATCTTTAAATGGTTGTGCGCTGAATCAAATAATCAGTCTACGAATGAACGCCTCTTAACTGTCGATCCCGAATATTTGATTTTACCCGGGACGACTTGGTGTTCATTTATTAACAAACTACAGTCGATAGTCGTCTCGATCATCGGTGAGGTCCCGCCTGATGAAGCCCTTATGGGTGGATTCAGCAGTGGAGCTTCAACGAGTCGGATGAGAACTTTAGGACATCCATCCTATAAGTTCGTGGGCGAAGCACACGTTACACCTCGGGCCCTCACACATGGAATGAGCGTCATTATTGATGCTCCTCTGTGGGTTCGTTACGGGAATATTTCCGTATCGGAGGTTCCGGGCAACATCGTGTTCACTGTTCCAAAGAATGCTGTTATAGATCGGGTTGCCGCTAAGGAACCTGATCTAAACATGTTCATGCAACGTGGGATCGGGGCCTTTATTGGTTCCCGACTTCGTCGACACGGTATTGATCTTCACGATCAATCTCGTAATCGGCGTCTTGCACAAGAAGGTTCCCTTACGGGTGACCTTTGCACTCTAGATTTGGCCTCGGCTAGTGATTCTATCACTACGATGCTTTGTTTGGAGGCGCTTCCCATCTGTTGGTATACGTTACTCAGTGATCTCAGATCACCTGTGACGAATATTGATGGTACTGAGCATGTAAACGAAATGTTCTCCTCAATGGGAAACGGTTTTACTTTTGAATTAGAGAGCTTGCTCTTTTATTCAATTGCTAGAACTGTATCCTATTTTGAAGGCATTTCGGGCATCATAAGTGTGTATGGCGACGATATTATCGCACCTACTGCACTTGCTACTCCTCTCATAGATGTACTTGGTTTCTTGGGGTTCTCGACAAACATCGAGAAATCCTTCGTCACCGGTAATTTCCGTGAGAGTTGTGGGGGCCACTTTATCAATGGTCTTGATGTCTCCCCATTTTATGTTAACCGCCCTGTTACAACATTGGTTGATCTTATTGAGATTCTCAATAAAATCCGCTGGTGGTGTGATAAGGAAGGTTCTCATGGGATACTATGTCCTACTCTTGAGTCCGTTTGGTCTCTCGGGAAGGAATTAGTTCCCAAGCAGCTATGGGGTGGCCGTGATTACGGTTCCACTGGTTCTCTTGTAACTCTCGACGTCGGAACCCATCAAATGGTTCCCGGTGAAAAGCGCTACAAGGGAGGTATCGGATCGTACATCCATCGGCTTTCTGTACTCGGGGATGTCCCCGACCTTACTAATCTCACACGTCCCACAGGGAAATATGAGATCAAGAAGGTTCGTACTTGGAGCAGTCCACGCCCTAATCCGTTTCCTTACGAGGTAATTGGTTAGGGAGTGTAACATGGCCTAAAATGACTTAAGGTCATGCCGGATGCTATCCGGTGGGTTTTGGCGGTTGATAACCGACCAATTTACTTTTCC